TTATTCTGTTGGCTCTATCGCAGTAGGTGGGGTTATTGTAATACGACTCAATACTATCAACGAATATCTCAGGGGCGCTATAGCAATCACCTCTGGGTCTGGCTTGACCGCTGTTTTGCTTGAGGGTTAATTATGGCAAGAGTAGATGATTCAGAAGTCAGAGTTATTCGCCCAAGCGACTCTATCACAGACTATACCCCGTTTATAGTCTCTGCAAGTTTACTTGTTGATGATTTAAACACTAAGTGCGGCAAATCATACGATGCTACAAGACTGAAAGAGATTGAGCGATGGTTGTCTGCACACTTTGCTGCTGCTCAAGATCCATTGGTAGCGAGGGAAAGATTTGAACAGTCTGAGAAAACCTATCAGATTGGCAACAGACAGTTGTACGGCATTACGTCTGATATATATGGGCAGAAGGCTAACATGTTGGCAGAGGGGTGTTTGACGGAGTTTGACAAAAAGCGTTATTCGGTAAAGTCTCTTGGTGCTACCTATGAGGATAGCCCAATTGATTAAACTTCCTCAAACTATAACTTATTGGCTGTCTACTGGTACAAATGGTACTGGCGGCAAGACATGGGCGGCAGGGGTTCAGATTGCCGCAAGGATTTCTCAGGTACATGAGGAGTTTTTTGATAATGAGGGCAAAAAGATTTGGGTGCGTCAGGCGGTGTATGCGAACACTAGTGTACCAGTTGGCTCATATATTGTAGAAGACACTAAATCTGGGGTGAGCGCACCTACAGCGGATGCTAGGCAGGTTATAGGGTTATCAAGTAACTCAACCATGACATCGCTTAATCGGATGATGTTGCGATGAAAACTGGCATTCAGATTAAAGGCGTGACAGCATCGCTAAAGAAGCTTGATGTATTTGATGCTAAGGTTTATAAAAAATTAAAGAAAGGTCTTCAGAATGCAGGCGCATACGCTATTAAAGAATCTGTAAAGATAGTGCCTGTAGATACTGGTGATTTAAAAGACTCTGCGTATGGCGGTAAAGGCGTACCAGTGCGAAGAACAGCAACTGGCATGTGGACTAAGGTTGGATATAGCCACAAGTGGGCAATGAGAGTTCATGAGATGCCAGGAACTCATTGGAAACAGGGTACACCAAGAAGACCGAAACGTGGTCGTGGCGGCATAGGCAATATGTGGGATGTGACAGGTGAGCCGAAGTTTCTTGAGAAGATTAGAAACAGAAAAGAAAGCAAGATAAAGAGAATTATTAAACGTAGTGTTATGTTCACGAGATCGTCATGAATGCGGTTTCAGTTGATGTGATGACATTGCTGCAAACAAACGGGTTCGGAACAATAGGAACAGATTTGTTTGCAATGGGTTGGGGCGAGGGCGTTGATGCTCAAGTATTGGTCATGGACAGCGAGGCAAGATCTTCAACCTTAAAGGTTGAATACGAGAACCCAACGTTTCAAATATTGACCAGAGGCGCAAGGGGTGCGGATATGAATACTGCATACGAAACAGCAAGGTCGATACATGGGTTTTTAATTATTCAGGAGAGGCAGGTAATTAATTCTTCTGAGTATTTAGAGTATGAGCCAACGTCAGGACTCATCCATTTAAGTAGGGATGAAAATGACAGGGCAGTTTTTAGTAGTAATTATTATACATTTAGACTACCAATTTAGGAGATTGAAATGAGTGTAGGAATAGGCATGATAGGTCGTGAGGTGACTGTTACTGTGGGTGGAGCTACACTCAAGGGCATCAACTCAAAAGGTATTAGTTTAAGCAATGAAGCGTTGGATACTACGGATGATCAATCCAGTGGTTATCAGGAATTTCTTGCGACATCTGGATTAAAAACAGCAGAGTTCACTATCAGTGGAATACTGAAGAATCTTGAATTGATGGATACCTACGCAGGTACTTCTCAAATTCTTGCTGTTGTTAAAACTTATCCAGATGGCTCAACATTATCGTTCGATGCATATATGGAAGGATTAAATCAAACTGGCGAGTCCAATGGGCTTTACACGTTTGATGCAACTTTCAAATCATCTGGAACAATTACTTGGGTAGCAGGCACATAACCAAGTACATAGTAAATTAACGGGGATATGTTATGGCTATAAGAGAAATATTGAAGATACCTTATGGTGACAAGCAGCACAAAGTACTTGTTACTATGGATCTGATAGATGAGATTGAGGGCGATACTGTCGGTATCAACCTTATGAAAATGGCAGCAAGTATTGGGCAAGATAATTTGCGCTATTCTCAGGCAGCAAAACTGTTATCGGTATTACTTCAGTCTGTTGGTTGTTATGCAACACAAGAGGATGTGTGGGATTGTTTTACTGAAGACGGCAATGCGTTAGAGGCAATGAACGCAGTGCCAATCCTTTACAAGTTTTTTGATGTTGTATTTAATGCGTCAAAAAAAAACGATACAGAGGTGAAGTCAAAGAGTTTGAAGCGTACCCGTGGGAAGACCTCTACGAAATAGTAGTTGGTAATTACGGGATACCGCCATCTGAATACTGGGGCATGACACCTGCTGAAGTTGACTTGGTTGTTGAGGCAAAACGTCCAAAGCAAGTTGGTGGTCTTCATGAAGATGATTTTTATGATCTGCTTGAGCAACGGGAGCAGATGGAAGCAGAAGGCATAAAGGTAATGTGATGGCAGGTAGGAATGATTTACTTTTTAAAATTGGTGCAGATACAACTGGGGTCAAAAAAGGACTCAAGGATACTTCCCGTTCAATTAACAAGGTATCTCGCCAGTTAAACCAGAACGAAAGAACTTGGCAGTCATGGAGTATCCGCTCTGTCGCTGCTACAGTTGCATTAGGCATGGCAGTCGGAGCAGTTGCCCGCAAGACAGTTGAATACGCTGATGCCTTTCAATCCATTACCAACAAACTCAAAATTGCTACAGACGGCACAAAAGAACTCACTGATGTCACTGAGCAAATGTTTGCGATGGCAAGCGAGAATAGATCTAGCATAGAAACTACAGTTGATCTCTATACTAAAATGGAACGATCTACCCGCGAGCTTGGTTTTAGCTCAGCAAAATTAGCAGATATAACTGATCTTGTTGGCAAAGCATTTGTTGTAGGTGGTGCAACATCCAAAGAAATGGATGGGGCTATTCGCCAAATGGGTCAATCACTTTCCCTTGGCGCACTTCGCGGTGAGGAATTTAACTCTGTCGCTGAGCAAGCACCAGTGATAATGGAGGCTATGAAGGCGGCTACTGGTAAGAACGCAGGCGAACTTCGCAAGCTTGCTGCTACTGGAGCAATCACATCAAAAATACTTATCGGATCTATCGAGGCGTACTCAGATAAAATTCGTAGCGACTTCGCTAAAACACAAGCAACTTATGGCGGTAAAATGGAGATTGCTCGCAATAAAGCAATCGAGTTTGTAGGCGCTAATGAGCAGATAAAAAACATTGTTAACAGCGCAGGTGACTCAATCGTTTACTTGTCTGAAAATATCGATACCTTAATTACTGCTGTGCAGATAGCGGCATCAGTCTATGGCTCAACTCTTGTTGCTGCAATGGGTAGAGCGGCAATAGCTAAACACGCAAACATAGTGGCAACGGAGCGGCAAATAGTAGCTACTGGAGCAGAGGCAAAAGCATCGATACCGCTTTTGGTGGCGAAAGAAAGAGAGTTAATAGCAAATCAAGCAGCAATCAAACAAAAGATAATTCTTGCTGATGCTGCGGTGCAGAAAGCAAGAAGCGATAGCGCAGCAGCGATAGCAGAAGCTAAGTTAAATGCACTGAAAGTTAAGTCCATCGAACTAGATAACGCGAGAGCGGTAAGTTTAGGTAGGATAGTTGCTGCACAAACAACAGCAACAGCGGCAACTAATGCTGCTACTGGCGCAATGGCAAGAGCAACTGTTGCCGCCAAAGGCTTGTGGATGGCGATGGGTGGTTGGGTGACCGTAACTCTTGCGGCAACATATGCAGTGTATAAGTATGTTAGTCAGCAAGGCGAGATGAATGATGCTTTAAATCAAACAGAAGCAGGTATAAATAATCTTAGAGAGGCAACTGACAGGCTGACAGAGGCGCAACGTAACGCGTCAATGGAAACCGCAATAGCGCATCAAAAAACATTTACTGATGCAATTTTTGAGCAGAAAAAAGCTATTGAAGATGTAATTGAAGTGGCGAGAAAGCGAGGCACTAGCATAACTCCAGAGGAGCAAAAGGCTATTGCCGCTGCGTCTGCTGAGATAACGCGACTAACTGCCAAGCTTAAAATTGCTCAAGGCTCTGCTAACAATATGTTTGGCGAAGGGTTTCAGAAAAGATTACAGCAAGCTAAAGAAAAAATATTTGACATAGACGCTAAAGCTGCGGCAGCGAAATTTGAAAAAGCAAACGCAAAGATAGTCGCTACTTTAGATGAAAGGTTAAAAACAGAGACTCAAAAAATTAATAGTCAGTACGCTAAAGAGGAGCAAGCAGTCCTCAGTCATTACGCAACACTAATGGCTGCGGCAAAGGACGATGCAAACAAACAAGCGGCACTGGTTATTGAGCGTGATACTAAGCTTGACTCATTGCAAAAAGAGAAGATCCAGAAAGAATATGATTTAGCTGTAGATAGGCAGAAAAAACTTGATGCCTTAAGAAAAGAGCAAGAGGGCAAAGATAAATATATTCAAGAAATAACTGATAGGTTTAAAACTGAAGAGGCGCTTGAAGACGCAAGATACGAGGCAGAGCGAAAGCGATTTATTGAAGCAGCGGGCGGTGAATTAGAGTTAACAGCAGCGCATCAGCAAACGTTGCGTGATATGCAGCAAGAGCATGAGAATAAAATAAAAGAGATTAAAGGGCAAGAAACATTCCTTGATGAGTTGGCAGAGAGGTTTGCGTCTGAGGCTGAGTTGGTTGATATGAAGTTAACTACCGATCTAGAAAGGCTTGATGCACATTACGCCAACATGAAAACTAAAGACCAGGAGTACTATGATTGGAAGAAGCAACTTGAAGATCAGGCTGACAATGATCGTGCTTTAGCTGTAGCAAGAACAAATGCTGTCGAAATGCAAGGCAAGATCGCAATGGCACAAGGCATACTAAATATCGGAAAAGCGTTTGGAATCAAAAACAAAAAAGCACAAAAAGCACTGTTCTTAGTGGAGAAAGGTATTGCTATTAGCCGTGCGGTTGTAGCGACCAACCTTGCTGCTGCACAGGCTCTTGCATCCTTACCGTATCCGGCAAACTTAGCGGCAGTTGCACAAGTCAAGGTGATGGGCGCAATGAATATTGCGGCTATAGCGGCATCAGCCATAGGTGGTTTAAGGAGTATGGGCGGTGGTGGCGGGGGAAGTAGATCATCTGTTAGCGCAGGCTCGTCAAGCGGTGGAGTTAGTAGAGGTTATTCATCATCCTCTTCATCACAAGCTACGTCCCCAAGAACAATCAGTATAAATATGGAAGGTAGTGCTTTATTTTCTGCCGACCAAGTGAGAGAATTGATAGAGCAAATTAACGAACAGGTAGGTGACGGTGTAGCGTTATCTACAGGAGGATAAAATGGCTATTACAGAACAACCAGTCGGCACAGTAGCAACGCCAAATAATTTAACCGAAGCATCAACAGGTTCAGTGGTAGCGCCAAATGATTTAACAGAATCGTCAGCAGGTTCATCGTCAACGCCTGTTAATCTAACTGAATCAACGTCTGGCTCAGTTGATACGCCTGCCAACCTAACTGAATCGAGCGTAGTCAGCGCGTCAACCCCTGTCAACCTAACCGAATCAACGTCTGGCGCAGTAGCTACCCCTGTCAACCTAACTGAATCAAGCGTAGGTAGCACAGCAACACCTGTTAATCTAACCGAATCAGGAGCAGGCTCGATAGCTGTTCCAGTTAATTTGGCAGAACAAGCTGTAGCATCCATTCCCAGACCGTTAGTGCCCTTGGTTGGGATGAATTTTACAAAAAACCGATATGCTCAGTACGGTGAGGAAGTTGCGTTTGATGATCTATTTACCTATAGCCGAAATAGCAATGCAACTTATTGGAATCGCAGGCTAGATCAAAACGGGAAATGGGAAACATTTCTTGATACTGATATAGTTGGCTCGGTTGAGAATTTGCAGCTACATTCTGAATCATTCGATCATAGCGATTGGGGTAAATCAAACTTAACTGTTAT